AACACTAGGAGTTATATTATATGCAAGTGATTTTGCAATAATTAATCTTTTATTAATTGTTGATGATAATAATTCGGTGTCAATTGTGTCGGAACGAACACTAAATTTAGACTTATTAATACTATTAACATCTTTTACCTGAAGAATGTTATTAGTAAATCCTTTTACCACAAGACCTTTGTTTATAACACTAGGAGTTATGTAACTCGTAAATCCTTTTACAACAAAACCTTTGTTAACAAAATTTACTTTTGTGATGACATTATCACCAGAAGCATTAAATTTGGATTTATTAATACTATTAACATCTTTTACCTGAATATTATTAGTAAATCCTTTTACCACAATACCTTTGTTTACAACACTAGGAGTTATATTATATGCAAGTGATTTTGCAATAATTAATCTTTTATTAATTGTTGATGATAATAATTCGGTGTCAATAGTATCACCAGAGGCATTAAATTTAGACTTATTAATGTTTTCGGTATTTTTTAATTGATTATTTTGAGGAGATTTTAATGTTGCCGATGCTTTAACTTTACCTAAACTTGATTGTGTAGGGGCTTCTAAAGTACGTGAAGATTTAAGAACAGGAAAAGTTGTAACTTTTCCTGTAAGAGTAGATACTAATTGAGTGCTTGGAAATTTAAGTACAGAAACTGCTTTAACTTTGCCTAAACTTGATTGTGTAGAGGTTTCTAAAGTACGTGGCAATTTAAGTACAGAAACTGCTTTAACTTTTCCTATACTTGATGCGGGTGAAACTTCTCCAAAAGTAAATGATAGACGGGCCATTAATAATGATCCTAAAAGGACGGAATTTTACTTCCGTCCATTAAAAGAATTATTAAGCAGGCACAGCAAATCTAAAGCTATTAGAGAATGTTGTAACAGCATTAGATAATTGAGTTGAACCGTCTTCTAAACTTCTCCATGATTGTTGAATTTGAGATGTTGATTGTCTCAATGTCATACGATATGTTTGTACAGGAGAAACTAAAACCCAATGGTCGGCAGCCGTTTGTGTTGAATCATAGAATAAGTTACTATCAATTGTAATACTAACAGTATCCATCAATGTACCCAAACCACTTGGAATAACTTTCATACCATATAAACGACCACGAACGTCTGGATCATATGCTGGTCCTAAAACAACCACCGGACTAAACATAAAACGTTTAGCATTGTATACGTTTGTGAATGTTGGTACAATCTGACCCATATGAATTTGAGGTATTACGTCAGCGGCTTGAGCAAGTAATGCGTTACTAGTTGGAGTGTTAGGAGAAATATACGCTCCACTAGCACCCAATTCAAGTTGGTGACCCCAACGTCCAGTTGTGATTGTCATGGCGCTATAAGTGTGTGAGTTTACACCAACTAAATCGGAAGCAGAGTTTCTTACTCTAGGCACAGCGATAACGTTTCCGTGAACGGGTGCGTTACCTGCGTTAGGTAATGTTGGATATTGAGATCCTCCAACTGGAAGTCTTGCACCATTAATATATCCAAAACATGGCCATGGAGCAATACTAGGTGTAGCAAGAACAGCAGATGCGCCCATACCTTGGAATGTTTGTGAACCACCAACACCACCAGTTAAACTGAATGTGTTGTAAGCAACACCAGTAGAACCTAAACCGGAACCAGAATCTTCAGGTTGCGCTCTTTCAAATTCAACGCAACCAATCCAAGTTGTAGGTACGTTCGAAAAACTCTTACCCTGAATTAGGAAGTATCTTGGGTTTGCAAATAGATATAAGAATCCACCAGTAGTTTGTGAACCAACTTGTGTATCAAATGCACCACTAATACCACCGATAACTACAGAACTGGCAGCAATTGTATTTGAAGGTGCGGTATATGTTGAAGTACCTTGATTTAATGTACCAGAAGCTAATGCTGTTGGGTTATTTGCCGAAATACCTAAAGTAGAAGGTGCATATTGAGTTGATGTTGCCGGAATAGTTACGCTACCAGAAACCAAGTTAGCTAAAGTAAATGTAGTTGTTGCTTGCGATCCGATCATCACAGTACCACCAGAGCAGTCTGCAAGGTTAATACCCACACCGTTTGTTTGTGCATGTGTTGCAACCCAACGCTCATAAACTGGAGTGTTCCAACCACCAAGTGCTGTAGTAATTGTCGATGTTGCGTTTGGTGTATAACCCGTTAAAATTGGAGGAGTTTGTGCAGATAGTGTTGCAACGTTTTGCATCAAAGGATAGAAACGGAATCCAACATATTTTCTATCTAAACTTGTATTGAATAATGTTGTAGATGCTTCTGCTGATTTGTTAGCGCATGAATACACATACTCAATAAAGTCGGCACCAGTGTTAGGTGTATAAACAAGTGGTGGGTTTGCCGCAGTTGCGTAAATAGTATTTTCTAGTGTTGCACCGAGCGTAATAACAGCACCGTTAATTGACGCAATGTATGTGTAGAGAGGTACTGTTCTTTGGAAAGGAACAGCATTGGCTATAGTTGCAGTTTGTTGAATTGTTGCAGATGTATCTGATGCAATTGCAGTAACAATTAAATGTTGACCAGCGGCATAAATTTCTGCACCAATGTGAAGTTGAGTCAAGAATGCAGTACCTGTTCCTGTAATTGTGTTAGTAGAAGCTGTGATAACACCAGTCAATGCAACAGATGGTCCGCCGCCGCCTGTAATTTTAATAAAGTTGTACTGACCAACAGTTGGTGCGGAAGCTACTGTAATAGTGTTTGTACCAATTGGGTAAACAGTATTCGTAGTTGCAAGCATTGTTGTTGCTTGACTCCACTTAGTACCAGGTAAGTTAGAACCTGCTGGAGCGGTTGTACCACCTTCTCTTGTACCTTCTAGAACATAACCGTGAATTTTCTTTTTCTTATAGATAGTTGAAGATGTTCCAAGGGTGTGGGTAAAATCACTATTAACTCTAAATCTTGTATTGCTTATAATTTGTGTGACAGTAACTTCAGTACCATCGATAATCAAATCATCGCCAACACGAAGTTCAGTTAAAAATGCACTATTCAAACCGTTAATATAAGAATCTTCTCTACGGAATGTAATACCTTGCAAGACTTGACGAATAACACCTACTGCGGTACTTGCATATCCGGTATAGTCTGTAGTATATGCTAAGTTAATTGGGCTACCAGCTACAGTACTTTGAATACCATCACCAGTAGTTACAAAGTTAATTGTTCTTAATTCATCACCAATCCAAACTTGATCTCCAGTTACAAGATCCCAAGCAAAGTTTGCACCAGTTGCGATCAATCCGCTAAATTGTGCTGTTGCTGCCGAATATGCAACAGTAGGTGTCTGGCTAAGTGTATAAGCACCTAAACCACCTGGAGTGAAGAAAGTGACAGATGTTGATGAAAGATTACCTGTAAGAGCCTTGCTGAGTGTAATAGTTGTACCGGAAATTGCTCTAACATATGTGCTGTTTGGAATACCAGAAACAGTTGCACCGTTACCGGCAATTAATTGTCCAACTAAAAGACCTGATGTTGATGCGACAGTAATAGTATTAGCACCGCTTGATCCTGTTGCAGTTGTTGTTAAAACACCAGAACCAGAAGCACCAAATTGCTGATCTAAAATATATGTACCAGCAGGAGAAGTACCAGTACCAGAAGATGTTGCGCCTAATAGTGAACCAATTGGAATAACACCAGTTAATGTTGCGGCAACTGTCAATGTTGTTCCTGATGAACTAAGAGCGGTTGATTGTATTAATGTACCAGAAACTGCATTCGCAATAGTACCACGTGCATATGTTTTATAACGCAAATTACTATCAGTAAAGTCCATTGCAACCGTTACTGTCATTGCAGTATTTGTCGAAATAGATTCGATTACACGAAGTCTACCATTAATGTTAATTGTTCTACCGGCAACACCGTTTGTAGCTTTTGTGATAGTACCACCTGATACAGCGGCACTAGCATTTGTCGTAAGAGTAGCTGATGTATCACTTTCAACGCTAAGAACAGTAAAGAAATAAGTTACACCAAGTGCAACGACTGTAATACAATCGCCAGGATAAAGTCCGTTTGCAGTTCCTTGTCCAGATACGAATGTTGTTCCTGAACCAGTGAGTGTTGCTGAAGCACTTGATAAAGAAACGGTACCATTCATTGTAGTTGCAGAAACTGAGTTTGTTGCATCAGACAAGAAATAAGTACCAACACCAGTAATATTTTTTGAACCGTTGATAACAGATATTACACCAGAAGTAGTACCACGAATTGTAGTTGTATCTGAAGTTCCACTCAATGTCGTATTAATAACTTTAATTGCACTTGCAGTTGGAATTGAAGTAAATGCCGAAGTAACAGTTAATGCAGTATCACTAGTTGGTGTACTTGCTACAGTTCTTGCTTGACCGGCTGCCATAATGATATCACCCGCACGAACTTGTGTAGTGAAAACTGTACCAACTCCGTTTGCTGTTGTTGAAGCACCGGATGTTAATGTTCCCTGTAAGGTATCATTTCTCAACCATTGGTCGACAAGTGCGAATGTTGGCCAGAGATCAGCTCCAGTTCCTGTACCACCATATGTGATGGTTGCGCTATTTCTACCAAGTTCATTAATTGTTGCCATTTAGATGTTCTCCTAATTTGATTAATTTCATATCTTATTTATGAATTGAATTCACAATTTACTAAATTTATGTTCTGTTTATTTATAATTTTTTAATTATTAAACAGCGTCATCATTAAATTTTTTCCTGATCCCGCAACAACATTTACCGTAATGTAATCATTATTTTGTATATAATGATTTAATCCAGTTATTGTTGTTGTTACACTTCCAACAGGCAAAGTTAAAAATGTAATCAGATTGTTATTTTTATATATGCCTATCATAATGTCAGTACTAGCAATCTCACCATTTGTAATTTGCACCTTAGTGATTGTTGTAGATTGAACTGGAACAAAAATTTGAGTTCCGATCAAAGGCGCTGAAAATTCATTTAATATATTATAAGTTTTAATTACACCCGATGAAACACCACCAATTCCGCCACTATTAGTGTTTGCTATATCATATGCGGATTGTGCTATTCCAAGTGCAGTATTTACAACGTTAATTAAATTCGTATACGAAATTTCATTGATAGTCGTATTGCCAAGATATATACTTGCCGAGCCCAAATAAATATCTTTGAATCTAAAATTGGGAGAACCTAAATTATAAACATTATCTAGTGTCGGTAAAATACTTTGAGAATTTGTGTTTCCCGTAATAGTCAATCCAGTAAATGATACCGTATTTGATGTATTTAAATTTTGATTATAGCTAACAATTGTATTTGCTTTATCATATGCAGATTGGGCTAATGATTTTGCTGTATTTGCTGTTGAGTATGCTGAGTTTGCGGCAGCCCAAGCATTGTTTGCTTTTGCACGTGCAAACACATCGATTGTACCGCCTCCACCGCCTCCACTAGCCTGTTCGACAAATGTAAATTTTTGTAATGACTCACTAAACGATAGAACATATCCATCTTGAATACTATCTCTATCTACATCATCCAAAAATCTTAAATTAACTTCACCACTACCATGTGTGCCACCGCCTGCACGATCCGAAATTAAAGTGTTTACTTTTGCTTTGTACTGAGTTATGTCTTTTTGTAAAACTTCTTTGAACTGATTAATCGATTGTTCAATTGCTTTTAAGTCTGCGTCTTTACCATCTTTACCTGGAATACCTTGAACGCCTTGCGGTCCGATTTCACCTGCGGGTCCTGCTGGACCTTGAGGTCCATCTTTTCCGTCTTGTCCTCTGTCGCCTTTATCTCCCTTAGGACCTCGTTCGCCTTGAAGACCCTGTACTCCCGCTGGTCCAGAGGGACCAATTGCACCATCTTGTCCATCTCTTCCGTCCAGACCATTTTGTCCATTTGCTCCCCTATCGCCTTTCTCGCCTTTCTCGCCACGCTCACCAGCAATTCCTTGTATGCCTTGTTCACCTTGTGGTCCGACAGCGCCAGTGTCGCCTTTGTCTCCTTTGTCGCCTTTTAATCCACGTGGACCTTCAAGTCCCATATTACCCTGTGGACCAACTTCTCCTTTTTCACCTTGTGGACCAACTTCTCCTTTTTCACCTTGTGGTCCACGTTCGCCTTGTGCGCCTGTAGCACCAATAGGACCTCGCAAGCCTTGTGCGCCTGCTGGTCCTTCTACATATTCAACGAGTGGCTGTTTTGTTTTTTCTTCTAAAAAAGATACTAATTCTGTTTTTAATTTTTGTATTTCTTTTTTAGTATATGCAACGGATGTTGCAATTGCGACAGCATCGCTCAATATTGAACTATTAGTTTCCTTCTTTGTCAACTTTAGCCTCTTCAACTAATGTGCCAAAAAATGCTGTCATTGATTTTGCTAATTCTCTTTGATCTGCGTCATCGATTGTTCTAGTTTCAACTTCTTCTTTCTTCACACTAACAACAACTGGTATTGTTTGTGGCTGTGGTGTAGGTGCAATAGGTTCTTCAACTGGATCATCTTCCGCTTCTGCGGCTTCTTCATCCATTTGTTCATCAATCTCTTTAATGTCATCTTCAGATTGTCGAAGAACGTTTTTACGCACATATTCAATAGAGAAATATTTACCAACATATGCATCAATGTCAGAAAGAATTCCTAAACGCTCTTTCATGATTTCAACATTTTTTAATTCTGTGAAGTGTGCATCTGATTGAAAATCGTAACTGATTTCTTCTTTCATTTGTTCCCACTCTTTGCGTGTGCAGAAACCTTTAAGAAGCAATTGAGTTTCTAATAATCTATCAAATAAATGAGAGAATCTTAAACGCAAACGTGAGATGAATTTACCAAATTTTAATTCATCTCTAGTAATTTCAGAAGCACGACCTAAAGAAAATCCATTGTCTGCTTCTAAACGTGAAACTGGAACATTCAATGACTTGAACATTTTCTTTTGGAAATATAATACGTCTTCAATCTCACCAAGATTCTGTCCACCTTGTAGTGTAGTAATCTCTGTGCCTTTACCGCCTTCTCTACGGGGCAACCAAAAATCTTCAAGCATCGTCTGATAACGTCTATCATCACGAATTTCACCAGTAGTTGCATCATAGACTAATTTATTTTTATACTTCTGCATGATTTCACGCAAGTACTGTTCCGCTTTCATCTTAGGCAAATTACCTACGTCAATGTAGAAGATTCTACGTTCTGGTGCTCTTGCAATACGATAGATGACTGTTGCGTCTTCAAGCATACGCAATTGATTTAAGGGCTTGATTGCCTTGTGTAGATGAGAGATAATAACTTTACCATCTTTATCTGTAATGCCTGAGTGCGTGTATGAAATGGAGTCTTCAGCAATTTTCATGCCTTGATTACCATCATTAGCAAATCCTTTGTCCGAATATATGAAGTAATTTAAATACTGCGTTGTTGGATTAATGTTACCAGTTGCAATATTCTTTTGTGTTTTTTTAGCTTCACGAACTTTACGAATCTTACGGGGATCAATGTATCGAACTTCTTTTAAACCTTGTCTAGGATTTTTTTCATCAATCACCATGTGGTAATATAATCTACCATCAATGTACCATCTACGAAAAATATCATATCCTTGATTATTAAAATCTAAGAGTTTCATGATGAAATAAAATTCATCACGAATTTTTTTCTTAATTGATTCTGGTTGCTCTAGTTTATCTAAAATAATTTGAACTGGATAATCATCATTATCAAATACTAATGCTTCATTGACAATATCTTCAATAGCGGCATCGCACTCTGGTTGTAAAGCCATTTCACGATATTTTTTAATTAAGTCGGAATCGGATCTAATCTGACCTTCAAGATCCATATATGTACCATAAATTCCACCACCAGAAATTGGCACCGACCCGTCATCTTCAATAGCAGGAACAAAAGATTTTAATTGTGTCGTTTCGGGTTCATCTTTACCAATTGTATAACCAAAAAGTTTTATTGCCATATAAGTCTCTCTATAAAAAAAATGGGGGCGTAATAGCCCCCATCTGTTGCACTATTACGCAATTATTTATACTGCGTAAAAATTAGCATCATCCCATATCATATTCAGTACTAAATGTTTTATCTCCAGAACCAGCTTGTAAAAAGTGATATTGAAAATTAACTGTAAATTCTGATAAAGTATCTGTACTATCATAAGACAAATCTAATGCACCAACGTCTGTTGGGTATGCCATTTCTAATTGATATTTTCTAATTACTTCACTAGAAGAATTTAAATGATTAACTACAACTGTGCTGTAATAATCTTGAGAAATTGCACCTTTTGATTTAGATGAAGAGTCATAATCCGATGTAGAAATGTAATCAAGCCAAGCATTAAATGCACTACGTAGCGTATGATTTTCGTCATTGATAATTGTCACAGACCAATCAGCAAATGTTCTATCACCAGGAACTTTTATTCTTCTACCGCCCCTAAAAGGAACTTCAATCACACCTACTGTAAAAGCAGGAACAGCGGCACTTTTACATAAAAGGCTCATCTGTTGAGTAATTAAACTTGAAGTAGTTTTAGCGTCAGTTACTACAGTCGTTGGAAAAGTAAGGTCGATTCGAAATAAATTTGCTCTAGCGCCTGTAGCAAGTGCTGTTTTTAAAGTATCTATTGTTGCAAACATTTTTTTATTTTCCTATTATTTTGTTGTGGTAGCAACTGCGGTTTCAGAATCTGGAGCACCATATTGGAAATAATCATATGTCCAAGTTACTGTAAAATCTTCAACTGCGTCTGTAGTATCATACGACAAATCAATTGATGAAATGTCGCTAGGCCAGCAATTATATAATCTGCACTCACCGGCATCGATTGAACTACCATCTTCTCTTAATTGGAATATCTCTACAGTACCATACAAACCGCTATTTCCTGCACTACCAATTGATGTAGAATCTATTGTAGTAGTTCCACCCGCACCGGCATTTCTATTACCAATTACTGATTTATAGTAATTTGTTTTGACAATTCCGTTTTGCCATCTTTCCAAAAGTGTACGATTTTTGAATCCAGCATCATTTAAAATTGTTGAAGTCCATTCAGCGAATGTTCTATCTCCACCCATTTTTAAACGGCGTCCGGCATTCATAGGAATTTCAATTGTTCCTACTGTTGATGATGGTAATGATGCCGATCTGCATAAAACGGATACACTAGCAAATGCATCCGTTCCCAATGACGATGGACCACTAATTTTAATTTTAAATAGATTAGCTCTAGAGCCAGCACCAAGTGCGGCTCTAAAATCCGATACTCTAAATGAATTTGTTCCTGTTGTTGCCATAACTGTCTCTCCTTTTGTTATTTGTAATTATTTATCCTACAATCTCATTGAATGTAGCAGTACCTCTTACAGAAACAAAATTGAGTTGAATAAAGTTAACGGAACGAACTGGTTGCACGAAAATATCACATACGAATTCATTTGCATTTACAACATCTTCTGGATTGTTTGTACCATCACAGATAACTCTAAATGCATTAATACCTCTGCGTGATTGAACACTTCTTAAATAAGGAGTAATCAAGTTAACAAAGTTAGAACGTGTTGTGTCATCGTTTTGGTCGAACAATACATTGTCGGCAGCCGAACCAATTGTTCTTTGCAATTCAATGAACAATCTACGAACGTTAAGTCTGTTTGTAGATGTGTTTCTTAATGT